TTTAATTAATTCTTTTGTTTTGCCGTATTCGGTGAATTTTTCGAATGGAGCGTCGTTTATTGAGTTTACGGTTTCGTCGGGGGGAGCGAGTCAGGCAGCGAATTTTTTATTGTCGAGTTCGTCATCTACGGCAGATATTTTTATAGCAACAGGTGATACAGATATACCAAATGTTTCGGGACAGCAGAAATTTACTGAACAATTTAATGCGTGTACGAGTAATTGCTCTCATTCGCAAGGGGCAACATTGTATATATTTGAGACACAAACAGCACCAAATTTAACGATTGCAACAGATGGTTTGTTGCAGATGTTCGGGCAAATTTATGCAGGGGGGCAAAACCCGATTGATTTTGGTGCGATCTATTTCCCGTATGTGTATTCTTCTACATCTGTTGCTATTGCATCTTCATCTAGTTTGTGGGGTAGCTTGAATGTTGCTTCAACAACTGCTCAGTGTCAGTCTTCCAATATTTTTCAGTATGGTATTTGTACGGCGTTGGCTTTTTTGTTTTTGCCGAATCCTGATATTCTTAATGGGTATGCTGGAATTTTTTCAACATCTTCTCCGTCTGGTCTTTATGCCAGATTCCCTGCTTCTTATGTGGTTGGGGTTAGTAATGCTTGGGGCCTTTTGTCTGCTAGTTCTTCCGCCAATCTTGCATTTTCAGCTCTAATAGCCTCTGCGGCTTTTGCAAATGATTTTGCTGTTTTATCGTATGCGGCAATTTTTGCTTGCTCTGCTGCTATTACTTGGTCTTCTGTTTTAAAAGCATTTGTTATCCCTAAAGCACCACCAGCCCTTATTCTTGCTATTTCCCTCTCTGATTCCAATTTTTTCTTAAAATTATCAGTTGCACCATCTAATTGAGCCTGCATCCTAACATTATTCTCCATAGTCGCAGTTAGTATAGCAAAGTCTCTATTAGTAAGCCTAACTACTCCTGCAAGTTTACTTTCGGCTTCTGCAAGTGTGTCTATACCCTTTAATTGCTCGGGGTATTTCTTTTTTAGTGCATCTAACTTTTCGTTTCTAAAATCAAGAGTGGAATTTGTCTTGTGCTTGTTTTTATTTAAAATATCTTCTGCTGTCGATAAGTCTGTCACCCCTTTTAATAACAAAGGATATTGTAGTTTTAGTCTTTGCAATATTTTTTCTTGCTCACTTAATGGTAGTGTTGTAGATAAAACAGCCTTTGCTAAATTATTAAACTCTTCTTTCTGTGTTTTTATTGGAGCAACAGCAGTGGCTATATCATCAAATAGCTTTCTTTGTTTCTCTTGTGCTTCTTTTGCCGAACCATTATACAGTTCGTATGCGGTCACAACAGCACCTATACTTAAAATAAGCAAACCAAGTGGATTCGCTGCTAATGTAGCATTAAAAGTCCTTGCTGCTGCTGCTGACCTTATTTGAGCAGCAGTAAACGTCTCTGTACTTCCAGTTAATGTTATATTTACTAATGCTAATTGCCCCTTTAAAACCAGTGCTGCCCTTTCTATAAGTGTGTTTGAGGCTAAACTTGCGGAAGCTAATCTTGTTGCAACGGTATATGCAGCCCATGTCGTAATTGCTGTCTTTATAACTTCAACACTTCTTTTCGCTGCGGATTCTGTACCAAAAAGGCTCTCTACAATATTAGAGGCAAAATTTATGGCACTTTTGCCAATAGTATTAAATTGATTACCAATATTTGCTAAAGCAAAGAAGGTTGTTTCTTTTAATTTATCTATACGACCACGCACAGTGTTCGCCATAATATCCATAGAGCCAGCAAAAACGCCACCTTCTTTTCCTGCGGATAAAATAGCCTCCTTAAATATCTCAAAACTAACCTTTCCTGCGGTTATGTCTTTTTGTAGTTCTTGAACTGATTTGCCAGTCGTTTGAGACATTACAGCTAATAAAGGAAATCCAGTCTCAGTAATTTGGCGAACCTCTGTCCCCATCAAACGACCAGTTGCTTGAACTTGACTAAAAGCATACACTAATCTACCAAGCCTTCCATCGCCACCCAATGCAGCAGCACTATTTCCTAATGATTCAAGGATTTGCGGAATTTCTGTTCCGATTGTTTTTGATGAAGCACCAGCAGCCTTGAATGAACCAACTAATTGATTAGTTGTCTTAATTACCTCTTCAAAATTTAAAGGAGTGCTTACTGTAAATCTCTTTAAATCCGCAACTAATTTACCACCATAATCCGCACCAAGTAGGTTTTTCATTGATAATCCAAACGCTTCAACCTGCGATTGTGCATCTACCATCTCTTTAGCAAAAGCACCTATTGACATAGCCCCAAATAATCCGATTAATTGAGAGCGAAGCCCTGACAGTGTTGAAAGTGTACTGGTTAATCCAGCGTTAGCTTGTGCCGCAACTTTTGTCTCAACAGCCTCTTTTCTTAATTCAGCCGTTCTTAGTTGGGTATTTCTTATTGCAGAAGCAGTTCTTGATTTGTCCTCCGCATCTGCAATTCGGATTGCATCTAACTCTGCCTGTGTTTCTAATTTAAGGTTAGTTGTTTTGTTTTGCCTTCTCCTGTCGCTATTCCCTTGTCTTCTTATTTCGGCAGCTTCTTCGGCAGCAACAATGGCTCTTAATTCTGATTTTTGAATTTCTGAGGCGGCACGTGCAGCAGCAGCCACAGCAGAAACGCCAACACCAAGCTCTTTGTACTTTAGTATAAGTGCATTTAAAGCCTCTAAATCAACCGTTGTGTTTAGCCTAATATTATCCCTTAATTCAGCCATTGTGCTTTTATAGTTGTGTGTGTGGATTACTCCGTAATTATTTAAGTACTATCGGTATTAGCGATAGTACTTTTACTTCTTATTAATTTTTTCTACCTGTTTGTTATGTGCTTCAATTTCTTGATTTACTAACTCTTTGTAGTTGAGATAATCGAGAACACTTTGGCGTTCGACCTCTCTTTGACTAAGTTTAATATGGTTCGATATAACTTTACAGTCCGAGATGAACCTTTGCCAAGCCTTAATCCTTCCAATAGTTCTTTCGACTTCAAAATATCTAATATTAATAGCTTTTTGCTCAAATTGTACTGGCTTTTTTCGCTCTCCGTCATTTGAGTTTCCTCCTTTGCCCAATAAGGCGTAAAATCTATCAATCGTTGCACCCAATCCATTGAACTTAACGTCGAAAGTTTCCAAAAAAAAAGCGTGAACTCTTCTCCGTTTGGTGCTTCCATTGCAGCAGCCATCAATTCAATCTTTTTAGCATTGTGGTCAAAATCTGTTTTATATGGATTTTCACAAGGGTTTATTAAGCCTAAGGCACACAATTCGAGCATTGCCCCTGCAATATTGAAACTCTTTTTATGCTCTTCGTAAATACGTAGGGTAACAAGCACTTCATCACAAGCCTTAGATGCCATTCTTGGGTCATCTACATTCTTACGAATATCTTCAATCTTTTCAATTGCTTCATTGATATAATCAGAAGAGACCTCCTTACTAAGCCCGATTGAACTCCAAAAGCGTACATTCTCTTGATATTGTAAAAAACGCTCTGCGGTAAGCAAGGTAAGTCCCTTTACGAATGTGTAAAACGGAACTCCATTAATCTCGAAAGTTGGTTCTAACTCTACTATTCCTTTTTGTTGTGCTTCGATAAAATCGGCACATGGTACTTTAAATTTCTCTAATAAATCAATCATTTTGAATAAGTTCTTTGTATGAAACTTTAATATTTAATCCCAGTTCAAAAGCGTAGCCTTGAAATGGTTTATTTACATCAAAGTCGAAATATCTATCATAAATCTCCGTGCTTCCAAAAGTGAGGTCAAGCGGAAGGAAATCGTATTGGTCTAAGGATTCTATAATCATCGCCAAGTCGTTATAGTCGTCAGTCATAACAACCATATTAACCCTTAATGGAATATGCTTTGATTTATCAAGCGTTACAGTTCCATTTACTACAAAGAAGACTAAGAGTTCTCTCTCATAGCTAATTGGTCGAAAACTTCCCATAGCATTTAATGGTCTAAGAACTTGCTCATCTCTGCTTCTTGTAGCTTCTACCAATCCTACTATTCTGTGTCTTTTGTCGCACATCTTCTCTGATAGTGCCGTTCTTAATTCCTCTAATGTGGTCATTACTTATTAGTTCAAATTCTTTGTCTTTCATTATACGCCAGTTCCCATATTTGTATTTATTATAATCGTGCAACCTGTTTAAATCTCGCCATAACTCTTATTAATTGAGAAGGGCTTAATTGAAAGCCTATTCCTGTTTTATTTTCTTGTATTTGAGCCAATTCTGCGTAGGTTATAGTTTTTCCAACAACAACTCTGCTTGTAAAACCGAGATTTCTTACAAAAAGTGTATTACTATTCCTTTTATCTATAATAAAGTTTCTATGTAAGTTTCCGCTAAAATATAAGTTATGCTGTTTTACGGACAAACCTCTTGCGTTTCTCGCAAAAAACTGCCTTCGAGAATACCTTCCTTGAACAAAAGGGACTTTACGGAAAGGATTATTGCTTGTGCGGAAACTACCATCTACCAACTGTCCTAACTTCACCCTATTCAATATAGTATCTCTCGCTAACGAAACGGCTTCATCAAGTGCAACTTGGTAATCTAACTTTCTTTGCTCTAATTGAGCAATAAGTCGATTTAATCCACTAAGGTCAGCGTTAAACATTATGAGGTAATTTAATTAAATTGGTATAGTATATTTTGGATATTGTCTAACAGTAATCGAATCTGCAATGCCTGTCTTAAAGGGGATTGAGCCAGTTTTGCCTTCTAAAATTTCAATAGATTTACATAATCTTCCATTTAAGAATAACTCGACGGTTATGTCTCCACAATTCTTGTCGTTGCAAATAGTAAAAAGGTATCTTTCGTTGTCATTTATGGAAATATTTTCATTACTCAATTCGTAGTTTGAATTGAAAATTACATTGCCTAATGAATCGGTTAATTTATACATGAAACTGTCGTATTTTAACTTAAAAATACAAAATAATTAGGAGAAAACCTAATATTGAAAATATATTTTACACTTTACTTGATTTTTAGATATTATTATCTTATATTTACACATGGTTTCGTAGCCAAAAAGAATTAAAGACATTATGGCATAGTTCCGTTGACGATTGGGTTAAATTCTACCCTTACGAAGTCTGATACGGAACTATGCCTTTTTTATTTACTATGCAATTAACAAATTTCAGTTCAGAAGCAAAGTATAGCTCCCGATATTTGGTTGAGCAAATTAATTTGTTTCGTAAAGACGAAGGCAATACTACCGAGCTTTTGCACAAAAACTTTTTAGCAAAGATTGAAAATGAATTTGAGGAAGAAATTAACGGGCTAAAAATTTATCCCGTTGAAATGCGAGACCAAAAGGGAGAAATGAGAAAAGTTTACGAGCTTAATTTTGAACAGTCACTTCAAATGCTAATGTCTGAGTCCAAAAGTGTACGCAAGCGTTGTGTTGAAGTAATGAAAAAACAGCAACAGGAAATACAGTCTTTAACCCCAAAATTGCCATCAACATATTTAGAGGCATTAAAGGAGTTAGTAATTAAGGAGGAAGAAAATCAAAAGTTACTAACTGAAAATGTTGAACAAAAACATATAATCCAAGAGCAAGCACCAAAAGTAGAGTTTTATGACCAAGTTGCCGACACGACAACTTCCTTTGATATGCAAGAAGTTTCTGCTATGCTAAAATTAAGTTATGGTAGAAATGTTTTATTCAGAAAATTGCGTGACGCTAAGATTCTAATGAGTGATAATTTGCCTTATAGAAGCCTAATTGATGAAGGTAAATTTATTGTAGTAGAAAGTAGATGGGTAAATCCAAAAACAGAGCAAGCTACTGCTACTACTCAAACAAGAATAACCCAAAAGGGTTTAGATTGGTTGCAGAAGAGTAAATTTAGGTTGGGGCTTTAATGAGTTCCAACCTAAGAATTAAGCATAAGAAGATGCTTGCGGAATCAATCCACTTACACCATCAATCGAAAAGCAGATTGAGTCGTTCAATAAATCAGCAATGTTTGTAATAGCAAGGTGCATTAACTTGTAGTATGTCTCTTTCAATTCGGGAATCGTAAATTCTCTTAAATCAGATACGTTTGAATCTATATACCAGCCACGCTCATTAGATGTAATTTTGTGATTTAAAACATTGAGTGCAACTTTATACTTGTATGGTTCATTGAAGAACTCCTTGTACTCGCATAAAATATCTTCAAGGTTACATCTAATCGCAGCGTTGATGCAGAATACTTTACAGTGAGTTTTAATCAAGGTCTCACAAGTCATATACTCGCAAGGTTCAATGATTCCGTGTTCATTTTCGCAATCACAAACCATATAATCGCAACAAGAGCTTCCCTTGTAAACTTGACCATCGCAAGATACTGTTTCTAAAACTGCTGTTCCAATATTAATACCTACAAAGTAGTGAGTAGAATCTCTTGAATAAAATCTCTTGTCGATTGAAACCGTATTCTTGCCTCTATTTAAGTCGTGGTCTTTAATATAAACGGTGTCTCCATTAATTAAGTCAGTAACACGAACTTGAATTGAGCCTGAGCGATGAGCAAATAAATCAAAGCCTCTTAAATGGTATTCAGTGAATTGATGATATGGAAGTTCAATTTTATAGCCAATCGTTCCTTTATTTGTGAAGAGTTCACTTTTAACAGAACCGCTATAAGGCTTAGTTTCTGAGACGATGTGGTTAAACTTCTTCCTCTTTAGAAGTTCCAATTCGAGGTCTTTCAAGAAATCCTTGTATGCGGAATCCTTTAGTTCTGTAAAAAAGTCAGAAAATCTTTGTTGCTCATTATCTTTTAGTGCATGAACAATATTCGACGAAACGCCAACAATATCATCAACCATAAAAGCTGATTTAGCACCACAAAGTTTTATTCCTACATCAAAACAGTTCATTCTTAAAATTTATTTAAAGGGCATGGAGAGTCGCTCCATAATTTGGCTTCTATAATACATCCACAACCTCGCTCGTCTTCGTGTTCTTTCATTGGGTCGCAATATGCTATACCACAAAAAGAAGATTGCAAAGGGCAGCTTTTGGTGCAAATATTTTTCTTTCTCTTGTATTCAAGAGTGTCTTCTTCCTCAAATCTATTTAATTTATATAGGATTAAGTTTTTATATCCTATATAAATTTCAATAAGTTGGTCTTTGATGTTAATTATTTTTTGCCACATCGTGAACATCCAGTTGGTTTCGATTTTACCAATATTGGCTTCTGTATTCGGGGCGTTGGTGTCTTTACGGTACTCATAGTTTTATTTCTTTTTCATACTTTTGAAGCATACTTAAATAAGTATTTTCCTCAATATGTGTTCTATTTAATTCAACAACCCTTTTTCTTAGGATTATTTTTAATGCCTCAGATTCGTAGAGATAATGAAATATTTCAATCATCTTTTCACGGTATAAGAAAATTCCGTCTTTCTTCTTATTAAGGTATCCTCCTTTCCCAACTTCGTACTTAATCTTGATAGGGTGAGGAATTTTGTCTAAATAAAGAAGCGTATAGCAACATTGGTCTGTTATACTTCCTGCTCTTCTTTCGGGTTCATCTCCTGTAAAGACCTTAATGGATGATTCACCCAGTTGTCTAAATTCTAACATTTTTATTCACAAGTTTTAGTAATCTTATTGCAGCCTACAATAATCTCTACATCAGAGAATCCTGTATATTCAATACTAACGTCTTCTCCTTCGAGGCTCACAAGAAAAGCGTTTACTTCAATCATGTCTAATTCGTCTAAGAAGTCATCGTTTACAAAAGCACCATCTTTCGGGTTGCTGTTTAATTTAATTTGTTTTCCGTTATATATAACAGTTATCATTGAATTTGAAGTTAATATCCACATACAATTCTTTATTGGAAGAACCCAATTACATATCGGAGGGATTATTGGGTCAATTATTGGTAATGCTACTCCGCACTTTTCGTTAAGGTATTTATATCCAGCTTCACAGGTATTTGTAATCCATACATCGAAGCCGCAATATAATTGGCAATCAGAAGCTACTACTTCAAATTTCTCTTTGTTTGAGTCTTTAAAAGTAACCTCAACTTGATATGTTCCCTTTGGCAAATATTCGCTTGGCTTCCAATTAATTGTAGCCAAATTATCTTTAACAGTAACTGATTGGCAATATTCTCTACCAGCAACTTTGATATAACAATATACTTGTTCATCATTAAATGCCGACAAGTCAACGATAAATCCATCTGAACAATAATTTAGAGAATTAATTTCCTCTTGGCACTGAAATATGTCGCAATTAGTTTGCATTTATAGCTTTATATCCTTAATTTTGTTTAAATATAAGGAAAAATGATTTCAAAAACAAATTTATTTTCTGCTTAATAAAACCACTATGAATCAAAAACTCACTTTATCTCAGGACGAAATTTCATTATTAGGAATCACCCATACCACACTGCATAGTCGTTATAGACTAACTAAAGACCAAATAGACCAAGTTTATGAATATAGGGGATTAAGAAACGAAAAGTCAGATGGAATTACTGATGCTTGCAATAATGTAGGCGTTTCCCCGAAAGATGTTAAAATGATTTGGCTGAAAACAAAGAACGAATCTGTAAGAGTAGAAAACCCTTATTATGAGGAAAAGCAAGATAGGGAAGCTGTTGATATTTTAGATAATTTTCTTGCCAAGTTTGAGCCACTTTTGAAGCCTATTGAAATACCTATTATAAGCGAAGATAGGAAAGGATTATTTGACAGACTCGTATTTACAGACACTCACATTGGTATGAATCCAAATCAAGATGGCTATTCTCTTTATGGGGGAAAATGGGATAAAGAAGAGGTTGAAGATAGAGTGAATAGGATAGTTTATCATGTTCAAAGTAATCAAAAATCAAATATTCTTTACATTGATGATTTAGGCGATTTCTTTGATGGATTCGATGGGAAGACGGTTAGAAGAGAACATGATCTTCCTCAGAATATGGGAAATCAAGAAGCATTTGATTTAGGATTCGACTTTAAAAGAAAAATGATTGAATCCCTTTTAGTGAGCTACGACAAGGTAGTCTGCCACAATGTTTGCGAATCAAACCACTCCGCTTCTTTTGATTATATCGTAAACTCCGCAATTAAGACTTATATGGAGGCTTGTCATAAAGGTAGGGTTGAAGTTTATAATCACCGAAAGTTTATCGAACATTACAATATAGGAAAATATGTCTTTATTATTTCTCACGGAAAAGATTCTAAGAACCTAAAGTTTGGATTTAAACCTCATTTAGACGCAGTACAGGAACTTAAAATTAATAACTATATAGATGAACACTTTTTGTTCCAAGAAGGCGTTACAATCGAGTTTTCTAAAGGAGATAGTCACCAATATTTATTCGATAATTCAACTTCTGATAGATTTAACTACTATAACTACCCTGCCTTATCTCCATCTTCTAATTGGGTGCAAACAGGTTTTAAGAAAGGAAAGAGTGGTATCGTATTCTTTAACTACTCAGAATCAGGGAAATCAATTAATGAATTATTTTTTAACTGGAAGCGATGAAAATATGGATAACACGATTGTCTGCTAATCAAATAATGTTTGGTGGATTGGAGAGAATAAAAGCTTGGTGGGAAAAGCCAATGTATGTTGTTGAAAAACTTCAAGAAAAACATAGAGATGAGCCTTTTGGATATATTGGCGAAGAACATGGCTTTTATAAACACTCTACACATAATTACGAAGGCTGGGTGTGTTTTGAGAATAAAGGTAGAATACCATTTTCTTTTGGGAAAGTATTTGGATATGGAGATGGAGAAAATAAAGAACTCGCAGAGTATGTATGGGGCAAGTTGTGTGAGCATTTTCTCAATGAGCCATTCGATAGTTGGGATAAATTAGAAAAAGAAGGAAAAGTTGTTTTGAGCGAATTTTTATTGGAAATAGACATTAAGATAAGTATATGATAAAAACATTTAAGTCAGATTTGTACCCTTTTATATTTATTGTATCATTAGGAGAAACGATAGAGAATATACACGCATTTGGCATTAAAAAATACTCTGCACTTAGAAAAGAAAGTCAAGCTATATTAGATGATTTGAAGGAGCAAGAAAACGCTTACGCATTTTGCTTACAAAATGGCGGATATGTTTTTATATGTATGCCAAAATTTGAAAACAATGCGGAATGGAATAGCGTATTAGCACATGAAATATCTCATGCCACTTTCTTTACCTTAGATAGATGTGGGGTAGCATTATCTTCTCCTTATGAGGCTTATTGCTATTGGAATGGATGGATAACTAAGCAGATTTACTCATTAATAGGAAAAGATATAAGCAAAAAAGTAAGTTCCTAAAAAATCAAAATCCCTTCAATCGTCACAAATTGAAGGGATTTTTTATATCCAATATTTCCAACTTTCGTATTACGAAATGTCTTCGCCTATCGGTTCGCTCTCGCTCTCACGATTCAGGCTCGAATTGTCGCAATACTTTTGGTTGGAAAACTGTTCACGATTACCTTTTAATAAATAAAGTAAGTTCTTCTTGGGTTATTTGGGGCTTTATGGTTATTTGCGACAGTTTTAATCTTTTAAATCTTTACAACTATGGCAAAGAAACCAGCTTGGCACAGTAAAAAATCAAATGTTCATCATAATAATTCAGATTGCAAGACTGGCAATAATATAGAAAA